TGCCCTGCCGCTTTAAAGAAGCCGGACAATGAGCGATAATATAGGGAACAGGGATTTAGGACTCCGGCCCCTCCCTCCGGCGGTGAGGCGTAGCATCGTTTATAGATCAGATACGAAAGGGGCCATTTAACTCATAGAGAGTAGTATTTGATCACCTACGTCACCTATAAGGGGAAAGGGGATGCAGCAGCTAGTGTCGATACAATGGTATCCGGTCCAGTTTGGCGAGATGCCAGATGCGGAAGGCACTTACATGGTGGCGTTCTCAGACGGTAGTGTTGAGAGTTACCCTATGGACATTAGGGATATACAGGACGGCGCAATCCACTGCGGATCTATTGAGGGTGAGTGGTGGGCTGCATCAGTTCCGCACCCGGAGCGTTCAGAATTGTTTTTGGATATCAGTGAGTTGATCTCAGAGTGAGTAGGCGCGGCGTACCAAATCGCAACAAGAAGTTTCTGCTAACCCGGCTGCAGGATATGTATGGGGATGACTTCCATCCGATCATGCGTATGGCAGAGCAGGCCGTTAGGCTGCATGGCATAGCAGAGACCGGGGAGACGGCAGATATCAAGGCCAGCATAGACGCATGGGATAAGATCGCCGCGTACACTGAGCCTAAGCTGAAGGCCACTGAGGTTGATCTAACGACAAGTGACGGCAGTATGTCGCCTACGGTAATAGAGTTGATACCCCGGTTGCCCGATGACGAATATAGCGACGATTGAATTACCCCCGAAGCTGGTAGAGTTGTTTGCTGGTGAGGCGCGCTATCGTTGCGCTTATGGTGGTCGTGGCTCTGGGAAGAGCCGCTCATTTGCAATCATGGCTGCTGTCAGAGGCTACATATGGGGCAGTGAGGGTCGCTCGGGTCAGATCCTATGCGCCCGGGAGTTCATGAACAGCCTTGGCGATAGCTCGTTTGAGGAGGTCGCCGGGGCAATCAAGACGTATGATTGGCTGGCTGATTACTATGAGGTCGGTGAGCGATACATACGGTCCCGGGACGGCAACATTGAGTTCACCTTTTCTGGGCTGCGGAGGAACCTTGACAGCATTAAGTCTAAGGCCCGTATCCTTCTGTGCTGGGTAGATGAGGCTGAGACCGTGTCAGGCATGGCGTGGGACAAGCTGGACCCCACAATCCGCGAGGAAGGCTCTGAGCTATGGGTGTCGTGGAACCCCGAGAGCAACCTATCAGCGACTCACCAGCGGTTCCGGGCCGATACCCCGGCAAGCAGCAAGATCGTAGAGATCAACTGGCGTGACAACCCATACTTCCCCAAGGTGCTGGAGCTTGTGCGCCAGAATGACTTTGAGAAGCGCCCAGAGAACTATGATCATATCTGGGAAGGCTCATTCCTAACCCACCATGAGGGCGCGTATTACTCGCTAGAGATGCGTGACGCCAACGCACAAAGCAGGATCACCGCGGTCCCGTATGAGACCCGGATACCTGTGATCACGGCGTGGGACTTGGGGATAGGCGACACAACGGCGATCGTGTTCTGCCAGAAGGTAGGGCCAGAGACCCGGGTAATCGACCACTACGAGGCTTCTGGCGTGGGCTTAGACCACTACGTTAGGGTGCTGCAGAGTAAGGGCTACATCTACGATCAGCACATCCTGCCGCATGATGTCCGGGTCCGGGAGCTAGGGTCCGGGAAGTCACGACTAGAAACCCTACAATCACTAGGGCTAAACAATATCCAAATCGCCCCGCAGCTGAATGTGGATGACGGGATACAGGCGGCGCGGTCGCTGCTGGCAACGTGCTGGTTTGATGCTGAGAAGTGCAGTCACCTGATCGACGCGCTACGAGCGTACCACCGCGAATATGATGACAACAATCGCGTGTGGAAGGGCAGACCGGCACACGATTGGTCGAGCCACAGTGCTGATGCATTCCGGTATCTGGCGGTCGGTCACCGTGAGACTAGTAACTGGGGTGACCCTATACGCCGTAACCTACAAGGGATTGCGTGATACACTGAGGTTTGCGATCTGGAGGGATTCGTATGACATTCAAGCTAAGTGAGCCATCTTGCATCAGCTTCTCAGGGGGCAGAACTAGCGCCTATATGCTGTGGCGGTTCATCGAAGCCAATGACGGGCTACCCGATGACTGCATCGTGACCTTTGCTAATACGGGCAAGGAAGCAGAAGAAACGCTGCGATTTGTTGACCGATGCAGTAAAGAGTGGAACGTGCCTATCGTCTGGCTAGAGTACCAATGGGCAGAGAAAACTAAGGATAGGTGGAAGGTTGTTGATTTTGAGACAGCCGCCCGGGACGGCGAGCCGTTTGAGGCGTTGATTCATGCCAAGAAATATCTACCGAACCCTGTCGCCCGGTTCTGCACGATTGAGCTAAAGATACGCACAATCGCCAATTACTTATGGTCAATAGGACACGTTGAGAAGCGGTCGGATGGCGAGAACATGGCTATTGTGGGCATCCGGGCTGATGAGCATCGCCGGGCTGCCAAGATTGAGCCACATCGCAGGCCATTGGTCGCTGCAGGCGCTACCAAAGAGACGGTAAGCCAATTCTGGGCAGAGCAGCCGTTTGACTTAGAGCTACCTAACGTCAACGGTGTTACACCCCACGGCAACTGCGACCTCTGCTATCTGAAGGGCGCGAATCTTATTGAGTCGCTTATCCTTGAAAAGCCAAGCCGCGCTGATTGGTGGGCGAAGATGGAGCGCGAGTGTCCTGCGACCAAGCAAACTGGGGCGAAATGGCGCAATGACAGACCGACCTACGGCGAGATGCAAGTGATCGCCCGAGAGCAGGGTCAGCTTGCTTTGGCGGGTGATGAAACAGTGCCATGCTTCTGTGGTGATTAGCCTAGCGATGGTATAATGGGGTATGGCAGATAACCCCTTTGAAAACTATGGATTGTTGCAGCGCATTAGCGATCACAACATCCCTACGGTGCTGGCAAATCCTATAGATGCCATGCAGCATATTTCATTCCCCGAGGCTGTAGCCCAGCGCATCATGCGTGAGAATCCAGAGCTTGGCCCCCGGGTGGATCGTGGCCTGCTGGATATGGCGATCAACTTTGCCGGTGGCTACGATTGGGCTGCGAGAGAGGGCATATCGCCACAAGTGGCAAAAGAGATGGCCCGGGCATACCAGTACAAGGGTTACGCAGATCGCCCAGAGGACTCAATACAAGACTATTACGAGAACGTAGCGGGCATTGAAGCGTTCACTGGCGAGCGTGTCCCTGCGGGCAAGCTGATTGATATGGCGATTGAGTACGCTAGGAATAAGGCGGGAGAGTAATGAGCAGGGATATGCCACAGCTACAACCATACGAGCCGGGCTTTGTGGACTCAGCGCGGGATGAGCTTGCGTCTGGGCTGTTAAGGATGGGCCTTTACGAGAACAATCCATACGCTGCGTACAGAGCCGCCGACAAGATAATGGGTGTCTTGGACTTCATTCCCGGGGTGGGTGACGCAAAAGGGGCGGCAGAGACCGCAGATGCGTTTGAGAGGGGCAACATGACCGAAGCGGGGCTGCTGGGTGTAGCCACCCTGCTGGGCGCAGTTCCGGCTGCTGGAAAAGTTGCCGCAGCCCCACTTAGGGCGTTAGCAAAGCGTTATCCTCAAGTTGGCACCCCGGTTGAAAAAATTGATCCAAAAAAGAAAAAACCTTATCTAGCTAAGGGTTCGTCTGAGGAAGGGAAAGCGGCAGAGCAAAGGCGCTCGGAAATTATTAAAGAAATGGAGGAGGACGGTTACGACCCAATGTTTCCGGTGGAGGATCGTTATTACGCTGACCCGTCTTATTACGAGCTAGAGGGTAATACCCTGATCGACACCTTACCTAAAAAACAAGCAACCATTGATAAGAAGAGGGCGCAGTTCGATACACCAGAGTCTAGGGCTGCACTAAATGAGGCGTTTGATGCCGGGCAGGGGCCGCTGGCACAAGATTGGTATGCGCTAGGGCAGCTTGAGGACGCCTTTATTGCAGAGTTAGGCCCAGAGGCTGGCAGGCAGGCTTTTAAGGAAAAGTTTGCGGATGCTATGGCGGCGACAACTGGTGGAGCAGACCCGCGCTCAAACCTTCTTATGGCGGCATATGGCAACTTCTTGCGTAATCAGGGATTATCTCCACCTACTGCGGCATACGAAATGCCTTACCCAATAGGCGGGCGATATGTTACTGGCAATATGTCTATGTACGATAGAGTCATCAATCAGGGCAGAGGGTTAAGCGCCGCCGATACACCAAAGCGTTTCAATTTTTCTGCAAACTTTTTGGGGGATAGATCCCGGGCCACGATTGACGAGCAAATGACCCGGGGCATGACCTCCGGGGGGAAGCCCTTAAACGCGCCACCAGACGGCGCTTATGGGATAATGGAGTCTATCGTAGGAGAGGAAGCAGCCAAGCGCGGAGTGCAGCCCGCAAACTTCCAAGATGTTGCGTGGGCCGGTTTTAAAAATTACGAAGGCAAGCCTATGATTACAGAAGTTAACGAGATGATTGAGCGTACAGCTAGGCTAACAGGTAAGTCGCCGGAAGAGGTGCTGCGCGGATTTATGACCGGCAATATGCCAATGTACGGCCTTCTAGGTGCAACTACAGCGGGAATGGTGGCAAGGAGCGGAGACGATGGAGAGCAACTGTAATATCTGTAGCGCAGAAGTGGGAGATGCCGAAGAGTCGCATATATGTGGCGTTCCTATCTGCGAGCAGTGTGGAGAGGATCATATCAAGCAGATTAACAAGGAGCTTGAGGTATAATTGCCTCAGATCCAAACTAAGTCGAGGAGCAAGTAATGCCATACGGTAAAGGCAAGAAGAAGGGCAAGAAGCGTGGCAAGTAAAAAGGGATTGTACGCAAACATTCAAGCCAAGCGGAAGCGCATCAAAGCCGGTAGCAAGGAAAAGATGCGTAAGCCCGGGACTAGGGGTGCGCCCACCGCCAAGGCATTTAAGGCTGCTGCAGAGACAGCCAAAAAGCGGAAGAAAAAGTAAATGGCACTGTCTAACTACACTGAGCTAAAGGCGTCGATTGCTGACTTTCTGAACCGTGACGATCTTACCGCGGTCATACCCGACTTTATCACGCTTGCTGAGGCAGCTATTAATCGTGATGTACGCCATTACGAGATGGAGAACCGGGCCACTGCCAGCCTAGACCAGCAATACCTAGATCGCCCATCTGATTGGCTGGAGACGATACGGATTAATATCACGGGCGGTGGCACTCGCCACTTAGAGTATTTGTCGGCTGCGTCTATGTCAGACAAGCGCGCTGGTGCGGAGAACACTACCGGGGAGCCTAAGTTCTTCCGACACGCTGAAAGGGCGTTTGAGGTGTTTCCTACCCCGGACGGGACGTATGAGGTTGAGCTACTGTATTACGAAAAAGTCCCGGCACTGTCATCTACTAACGCAACCAACTGGCTGTTGACGGATCACCCAGACGTATACTTGTACGGCGCGCTGCTGCATTCCTCGCCATACTTGGCTGAAGATCAGCGTATTGGCGTATGGGCGCAGCTGTACTCTGCCGCCCGGGACAGAATCAATCGGAGCAGTGAGGATGGATCATTCTCAGGCTCTGGACTCACAATGAAGATTAAGGGGCTAGGATGAGCTTTTCAGATTACTTAGAGGACAAGGTTCTCGATCACGTTTTTGGTGGGTCTGCGTATACCGCGCCCACCACTTTGTATGTAGGGCTGTTTACGTCTGCGGCTAGTGACTCTGCTGCTGGCACCGAGATATCGGGCAACTCATACGCTCGGCAGTCTGCTGCATTCACGGTGTCAGGTACATCGCCCACTACGGCTGCGTCTAGCGCGGTTATAGAGTTCCCAGAGGCCACCGGGTCTTGGGGTACTGTTACCCATGCGGGCGTGTTTGATGCGCTCTCCGGTGGCAATATGCTTGCCTACGCGGAGCTAACAGATCCATCAGACTTCACCACGGCGCTATCCAAGGTGATTAGCACAGGCGACATCCTACGGATTAACGCT